ATTTTTAACGGCGATCAAAAAGTCGCCCATACTGTTCCATACGGGTTTGTTGCTGTTCGGTTGCGCATAGATTGGTTCATTGACCGGCTTGTTGTCCTCCGCTTTTTCAATTTCCCTGTTCTCAAACGCTGCGATTGTGTCTTTGAGGTTTTTTATTTCAACTTCAAGCGCGTCGTATTGAGTTTTTTCTTCCGTTGTCATTCCTCTATCTTCGGCAACTGCTTTGTCAAGAATTGCCGCAAGAGAGGTTTTCTTCTGGTTTAAAATCTCTTTTAATTTCATAATTGTTCTCCTTTCAAATTTTTAGATTTCAATTTATAAACATCAACCAGCCCGCGCTGGGGTGTTTTGGATGAGTTTTTACTTGCTTTTTCATCAATTTTTGGCGTAAATTCCTCAATTTTTGGCTTGTTTTTGAACTTTTTAAGCTCAAAATTCAAATTATTTAATGTCAAAAAATCCTCATTTATTGATGCCGCAATCTTCTTTTCTTCTTCAATTTCATCAATAAATTTGTTTTTTAGTGCTTCGTCAGCCGTAAACCAGCTTTCATCAGTCATTAGCGACCGAATTTCCTCAACTTTTTTGCCAGTTTTATCTAAGTAAACCGCCTCTATTGACTCGTCTATTTTGTCAAGATCGTCTGCCAACTTGCGCATGTCATTTGCGTTTCCAATACCTATAGACCAAGCCTTGTGTATCATTAACATTGCGTTTTTGGGCATTACCACCCTATTTCCCGCCATGGCAACAACTGAAGCTATCGACGCGGCTAGCCCGTCTATGTAAACGGTCTTGTATGCTTTGTGCCTTTTAAGCATTGAATAAATGCTTTGCCCTGCGAATACATCTCCGCCGCCTGAATTTATAAAAATATTCAGATTTTCAATATCTCCAAGCCCATCAAGGTCTTTTTTAAATTCCTTTGGCGTTATTTCGTCGCCCCACCATGTGTAATTTGAAATTTCCCCATAAAGCATTAATTCGCCGGTTTTGGAGTCATCTTTTTTAGCTTTAAATTCCCAAAATTTCATTTTTCACGCCGCCTTTCGTTAGCCATCCCCATAATTTCCCGGATTTTATATAGCTAACCGTCGATTGATCAATTCCATATTTTTTGGCAATTTGATGTTGTAAATCATTTGAATTAAATATTTCTAAAACTTGATGCTCTTTTATTTTGTTTTGCGTATTGCGCTCGCCGAATCGCGGATCTTTGCGACCTTTTAGCATCATGTCTTTAATATTTTCTTTTTGAGTTCCTAAAAATAAATGGTCAGGATTGCAGCATTTTGGATTGTCGCATTTATGACAAACATTAATTTTAGGCGGTATTTCGCCTATAAATAACTCATATGCCGCCCTATGCGCTCTTTTTCCTGAAACTTCCCCATAGCCGTCTTTGTCTAAATATCCCTGAATTTCCCAGCATCCAGTTTTTTTATTGATTTTTATTCGCTTCATCAAAGAATCTTTAAGCCGCATATTGTCACTTCCTTTCAGAAATCATCTTGAATATTTCTTCTGCCATTGCTTTTGTGTTCGCGTTCTGCTCGTCGGCTGTAGGTTCTTTCCCGGCTTCTATGTAGTTAAGCGGCTGTATGTAGATGTCGCCTTTTGCCCCGATGCCGTTCATGTTCTCAAGACGCCTGATGTCGTTGACTGATAGCCAGCCCCATTCCCGCCCTACTGCGTAAGCGTCGGCGCGAGACTTTGCGTCGCCCCGGAGCAAGGCGTCAATCTTAAACTCGGCGTAATAGCCCTCTTTGCGTTCTTCCGGAGTTAAAAGTTGCAGGTTGATGTTTTCCTCCCACCGCTTAAACCACGGAAGCATCGTATACATCACAAATTCAAGCGACTGATGCTCGATGTTGTTATTAGTGCTGCGTGACAGATCCTGTACAAGGTGAAGCGGAACGCGGTACATCCGGCAAATTTCTTCCGTCTGAAATCGCTTGCTTTCAAGCAGTTGCGCATCAACGGGGTTGATGGTAAGTTCTTTTATTTGCATACCTTCTTGTAATAGCCATGGACGGTTTACATTTCTAAGCCCGGTTTGTTTTTCGTCAACTTGCTTGCGAAGATTTTCTTCTGCTTCTTTTTTTAATACGCTTGGGTGAATAAGCGCCATGTTTGTGTTTGCGCCATTCTTATAAAAGTTAATACAGAAGTTTTCATATGTAAGCCCTAGTTCTATTGCTTTTGCGGCGTAGCCAATAGGCGTAAGACCGTTGATCCCGTTAAGGCTCAAGCCCGGTATATGGAATATTTCATCGCGGGTTTTTGTTGGGCTTTCTATGCCGTTTTGAATTTTGTATTGAAGTTTGCCGGTTTCTTTGTCGCGCTCAACAGTTATTTTTTGCCATTCGATAGGATTCAGCCCGATGATTTCCTTCTTTTTATTAAGCAGCTTTTGCGCGAAGGCATTACCGCCAAGGCACAGGCTGGTCATCATGCATTCCTTGAAATTAAAAGGCGTCATTTCGGCATTTGGTGCGTTATGTAATATGTCATAAAGCCTTGTTTCGCGGGCTTCGTCACGGCTTTCGCCGTTGCTTTTGTATAGTTTCAAAGGAAGGCTTGCCGCTGTTTCAGACAATACGCGCGTGCATGCAAACACGGCAGAATAATTAAGCGCAACGTCGGACGTAACATTGAACGGTTGATTTTGCCCGTCATCGTCGCCCTTGACAAATTCGCTGAACCATAGTCCGAAGTTCGCGCTGTTGACAATCTTTAATTTGTCGATCAGTGATAGTCGCTTCAAATGCCCGCCTCCTTTCAAATCAAAATTGAGCCTGTCGTTTCGTATATGCTCGTCGTATCAATCGCGGCAATTACGCGGTTCATTGCGTTTATCATGGCGACAACTCCGTCAATTCGCTCTGTCGCCTTGCCCTTTATCGGCCGGATGTTGTCGTTTTCGTCTATGCGCACTTCAAGATTGCCCCACATCCACCGCATAACCGGATTGCAGCCGGTGTTGAATTGATGTCCGTACAGCAACGCTTCCATCTCGCGCATTGGCGGCGACATGCTTTTATATCCCTGCCGCACTTCGACCATTTCAAGCCCTGCGTCTGTCAGTTCTGTTGCCGTTTGCTGCGCGTTCCACGGGTCGTAGCCTATTTCAAGAATTTCGTACTTGTCGCGCAGTTCTATAATTTGTTGCTGGATAAACTTGTAATCAATCACGTTGCCCGGTGTGGTTTGAATAAACCTGTTTGCCACCCATTTGTCATATGCCACATGATCGCGTTCGACGCGGTCTTTCATGTTGTCCTCTGGGATCCACATAAACGGCAGGATGCTGTACTTGTCATCCTCTTCCGTTGGCGGGAATATCAGGACAAATGCCGTGATGTCGCGCTTGCTGGACAGGTCAAGGCCGCCGTAACACTTACGCCCTTTTAATCTTTCTGGCACAACAAGCCCGGCGTTTTTATCCCACACGTCCAGCGATACCCACTTGGCAGCTTTGGTCTTTACCCATTGATTAAGGCGTAGCTGTCGGAATGACCTTTCGTCCGCTTCGCTCTGACTTGCCTCAATGAATGCCGCCCGGAATGTTTCTATTTTCAGGTTGTTGCCGATGCTCGGATTTGCTTTTATCCAGTTAGCCTCGTCCGTCCAATCGGCGTCCTCGCCAACTCCGTAAATCTTCGCGTACCAGTTGGGAATGACCTTTGTCCCGTTTAGCACATCAACTGACTTTTGGTGTATCTCCCAGCCTATCGACTCCCTGTCGGGATCATCGCCGGCCGTTGTCATTGCGAACGTAAGCGGCTGCGTTCTTGCGTCACCAGCGTACTTTGTCATAACGTCCCATAGTGCGCGGTTAGGCTGCGCGTGAAGCTCATCGAATATGCAAGCGTGAACGTTCAATCCGTGCTTGCTGAACGCTTCCGAAGAACATACGTGGTAAAAAGAACCTGTCGGTTTATATATCAGCCGCTTGACTGATAAGATCGGTTTAACTACTTTACGAAGTTCAGGCTCCTGATCGACCATATCGACAGCGACGTCGAATATAATTGACGCCTGCTCCCTGTCTGATGCGCATCCGTAGACCTCTGCCGCCCATTCATCGTCAGCGCATAACAGTTTTAATGCTACTGCTGCGCCCAATTCAGATTTGCCATTTTTCTTAGGAATTTCTATGTAAGCCGTGTTGTATAGCCTGTAACCGTCTGGTTTGACCGTGCCAAATATATCTGAAATGATTTCACGCTGCCAGTCCAGAAGGTCAAACGGCACGGCGTGCCAGACGCCCTTCGTGTGCTTCAGGCATTCAATAAAATCAACTGCCCTTTTGGCTTTCTTTTGGTCAAACTTGTGATCATTCACCACTCAACAGTCCGCTCATTTTTGATTTGCCCTTCTCTTGCTCCGGGATTGTTAGCCCTGCCCTGTCTGATGGGGACATCCCGAATTTGGCAGACAGTGTTGTGACCATTAAAATTGCTTTGTTGCGCATCGCTACTTCCGGACGCTGCACAATAAAACCCTGCGGCGTTTCTGTCGTGTATCCGTTTTGCATTAACGCTTCGGTATGCATCCTGACTTCCGCCGCAGATATGCAAAGGTTTTGAAAGTCAATGCCATCAACCTCGGTAAATAATCCAAGCCGCTCAAGTTTTGGCGCATACTCTGCCCAAATTGCTTTGGCTTCGTCGGGCAACCATGACGGGCATTTATTTGCGACCGGCTTCGGCTTGACTTCATTTTTTGGTATGTCGCGCTTGCCTGGATTGCCCTCTAAAACTTTTAAATTTGTTGGTTTTTTAGGTCTTGCCATAATTTTTCAGCCCCTAACTGAAATTTTGCGAAAATTTACACGGCGA